GACGGCCTTGGCAGGCTGGCGGAGCGGTGCTCTCTCAGGGCGCCGCCGCCATGAACGAAAAGGCGAATCTCGACGCGGTCTGCGAAGTCACGCGGAACTGGGTCGGCTTCACGACGCTCTGGCAGGGGGATCTCGAAGAGATCGAGGCCCTCGCCGCGTGGGCGGACGTCTATGACGACTTCGTCTACTTCCCCTGGTCGAGCGACGAAAAGCTCACGAACGCCCTAACGGCGTCCTCGAGCCCGCTCGCGCAGATCGTGGACAAGTATGACGTGGTCGCTCCGCTCTACTCCCCCGACTGGCGCCTCGCCGCTATGGCGATGGCCTGCGGCGCCTCCATCGCGTGGACCAGAACTCAGGGCATGAAGACGTGGTTCGCCAAGTACGCCTCCGGAATCGCGCCGAACGTCTTGGACGAAGCCTCCGCCGACGCCCTCGAAGCGAACCGCATCAACTTCGTCGGCAAGTACGCGACGCGGAACGATAATTTCCAGTTCTTCAACCGCGGCACGCTCTCGAGCGACTATTACGGCTTTGTTGACGTGCTATACGGAAGCATTTTTCTGCGCTCTGCAATCCAGACGAGCTGCATGAGCGGCTTCAAGAGCATCAATCGCGTCCCGTACAACGCCCGCGGCGAGGCGCTGATCCGTGCGTGGTGCCAGGATCCGATCAATCGGTGCCTTGACAGCGGCGTCATCGATGCGGGGCTCGAGCTCAATGAGTCTCAGCAGGCGCAGATCATGCAGGAGCTCGGTGACGACGGGCAGGACGCTATTCAGGCCATCGTTTCGAAGGGCTACTGGATCGGCGTGGACCTCCCGGACGCGGCCGGTCGCGCGAATCGCGAGGCGCCGAATGTGACGATCCTGTATGCGTACGCAGGCGCTGTCCAGAGTCTGCAGTGCGCCGCGACCACCGTGATCTAATGTCGCGAAATCGGTGAAAATTCATAGGCCCCGGCTTCGGTCGGGGTCTATCTTTTGAGAGTGAAAAATGGCAACTTCAAACTTCGACGTGACCTCTGCGAATGCGCAGCTCGTCTTGACGGTCGATCAGCTCTTCCCGAGCGGCATCGAGCTTCAGCACTTCAGCGCAGACGGCATCTTCTCGAGCGACGCGATCGAGATGACGGAAACCCGCCGCTCGGTGGACGGCCGCATGGTCGCGGGCGTCATCAAGAACATCTCGAGCGTCTCGATCGTGCTCGAAGCGGCTTCGCCTTCGGTCGCTAGTCTCGAGTACCTGCGCGACTGCATGGAAGCGAACAACACGCCGTACGAATGCACGCTGACGTGCTTCATCCCGTCGCTCGGCGTCACGCGAACCTTCGTCAAGGGCGTGCTCAAGAGCGCGCCTCCGATCAGCGCCGCCCAGCGCACCATGCAGCCCACGCAGTGGGGCTTCGACTTCGAGCGCGTGCAGTAAGGAGCTGAGATGGACGAGATCAAGATCCAAGACGGCGCGACCGAAAAGCGCTTCACCATCACGAAGATGAGCGCGTATCAGGCGGAGCAGTGGCTCTACCGCGCGGCTTTCGCACTTGGGCGCGGTGTGGACGACATCCAGCAGGTTTTCAGCGGCGATCCGCAGACGCTTCTGCGCTCGATCCTGAGCGTGCCCTATGAGAGTGCAAAGCCGCTCCTCGACGACCTGCTCTCCTGCTGCACCCTTGTGCAGGGCAACGCCCTTCGTCGGCTGACGTCGGCTGAGGCGTGCTCGGCGATCGAGAGCCCGCTCACGCTCACGAAACTCCGTGTTGAATCCCTGAAGGCCAACTTCGGTTTTTTCTTCGATGGAGACGCCTTGAGCTCCCTTATGCCGCAAAGTACCGAAACGCCTGCCTAAAAGTAACTGGCGTTGCGGGCTTTGCCAATGTCCCGCGGGTCTGCGGCGCGCTCATCGCCGCGGACCTCGCGAGCATGGTGGATCTTAAGGAGCGGCTGACGCTCGAGGAGGCCTATGAGCTTCTGGAGGTCTTGGAAGTCCGCAATTACCACTCGTGGCTCGCCGCCCAGAGGCTAGAGAAAGAAAATGGCTAACGCTATCGACAAACTTGTTATCTCGCTAGGCTTTGACAGCGTCGAGCTCAACGAAGGCCTGCGCAAGGCCTCCGGCGCGATCGCCGACTTCGGCAAGCGCGTGGAGCTCGACGGCCGCGCGCTGGACCGCCTCGCGGCGACGGCTTCGAAGACGGGCCTGATGATGGGCGGCGTCTCGGACGAGGTGGCTGAGCGCGTCATGTCGATCGGCACGGCCGGACAAAAGACCTCGCTTGTCATGGGCCGGGCGATGGACGGCATCTCCGCTCGTGTCGGCAAGGTTGGGGCGCTTCTGAAGACCGCCCTGGGGCCCGTGCTCGCAGTCTTCGCGGGCGGGAAGATCTTCAGCGGCCTCTCGCAGATGGGCGAGAGCCTCGACGTGCTGAGCGAGCGCACGGGCGTCGCCGTGGACAAAATCGACGCATGGGCCAAGGCGAACCGGGACGCAGGTGGCTCTGAGGAGGCTTTCAAGTCCGCGCTCGAGAACTGGACGGTCGAGAAGGGCCGCTCTGCAGACGACTTCTTCCGCATGGGTGAGGCCGTCAAGGGCATGAGCCAGCAGCAGGCCGCCTACTTTATGCGGGCGATGGGCCTGAGCCAAGACGCCGCGGCGGTCTTCACGAAGTTCACGGACAAGGCGTCGTCCGCCGCCAAGGCCTACGAAGGCATGGCGATGACCAGCGAGCAGGCCAAGGCCGCGCGCGAGATGAACATCCGCTGGCGCCAGTTCACCGATCAGGCGCAGGCCCTCGGGAATGTGCTTGGGGTGACGGTACTCCCGGTCGTGAACCGCGTTCTCAAGGTGCTCGGCGACGGCGTGGCCTTCCTGAGGGAGCACAGCAAGGGCGTGAAGCTGATCCTCGCCGGGCTGGGGGCGGTGCTCGCCGTCACTTACGGCCGGTCGATCATCCAGGCGATCGCGACAACCTCGACTTTCTTCAAGACGCTGAAGGCCGGTCAAGGCGTCATGGCGGCGCTCAATGCGACGATGCTCGCGAATCCCGTCGCGGCGCTCGTGGCAGGCGTCCTCGCGCTCTGCCTTGCCCTCGACGACCTGCTCGCCTTCCTTGACGGCGGGAACTCCCTTCTCGGGAAGTTCCTGAGCTTCATCGGCTTTTCTGATAAGCAGATCGACGCCTTCCGAAAGAGCCTGCTGAACTTCTTGCAAGTGCTCGGCGGCATCCCGGAGAAGATCGTCGGGGCGATCCAGTCCGCTTGGGACGGCGTCAAGGATTTCGGCAAGTGGGTCGGCGGCCTCTTTGACGGCGTCGACTTTTCGGGGGTCGGCAAGGCCCTTTCGGTGGGGATCCTGCTGCCGCTGAAGGTGATCGGGAAAGGCATCGTCGCGGTATTCGACGGCCTGGAGGTCTTCTTTACCGATCTGCCAACGAAGATAGCTAAGGGCATCCCCAAGGCGCTATCTTCGCTTTCCGGGCTTTCTGATGAAGTCGGCGCCGCCTTTATCAGGGCCTTCCACTCGGCCATCGATTGGGCGAAGAAGGCGTTTAAGGCGCTTGTTGGTTTGATCGGCAAGTGGGTCGCGAATGCACTCAATATCGGCGGCAAAGTGAAAGGGGGCGTAAGCGGAGCTGTTGATAGCGTTACGGACGGCGTGAAAAACGCCATGGGCGGTATCGCGGACATTTTAGGCTTCGACGCAAAAGGAAAGCCGAAAGAGGCATCAGCTCCGGCGCAGGACCCCAGCGGGAAGCCTGCGCCGGATGGTGGAGCCGCGGACGGCATCAAGGACCGTGTGAAGGGCGTCTTTGGCGGCATCGCGAGCTTCTTCAGGGGTGGCGACGAAGCCAAGGCGCCCGCGGCGGATGCGTGGGACTGGGGCCGATACGCCTCTGCGCCGACTCAGGCGGCGGCGGGGGCTATCGCGGCATCGCAGGCGAAGACCTCGCAGGCTCCGGCCGTGGCGAATCAAATGGAAATGAACGTCGTGAACAACATCCAGACGAACGGCAGTCCGGAAGACGTGGGCAAGGCCGTCGGCGGGGCGATGGACAACGCCCTTAGCCGCCGCAACAGGATGCTGGTCGCGGCGCAGTCCGGCGTGATTTCAAAGTGAGGTGAGGATGGCTGAAGTGTGGGCTGTCATCGATGACAGCGGAAACCCATTCTGCGGATATACGGCGCTCGACGGGTTCGAGGACAACTCGGCCGCCACGGTGCCGACGGAACCGCAGGAAAACGGGGCGCTCTACGCCTACGACAAGGTGCCGAACCCTTCCGAGTGCTCGGTGAGCCTTCTCTTCTCGGGGGACTTCCTCGCGCAGCAGGAGGCCGTGACGAAGCTTGAGGCGTACCGTCTCGGCACGCAGCTCTTCCGCATCCTAACGCCGAGCAAGGTCTACTCCCGCATGGCGCTTGTCTCCTACGGCTACTCTCGATCCGCGGTGAATGGCGCGAACGCGCTCGAAATTCACTGCGACTTCCGCGAGATCGTGTCGGCGCAGGTTGGCGGCGCGACGGTCGTCTGGTCTCCGAAGAGCGCGAATGACGCGGGGAAGACTCAGACCGGGAAAGTGCAAGGGGAAAAAAGACAAGGCATTGTCGCCGACTTGGTGAGTCCGAAATGATTGAAATTCCTCTTCAGAAACTGCCCCATCAGGAGTTCTCGATCGTGCTCGATGGGCAGAACTGCGTGCTCGAGCTCCGGCAGATGGGCTCCTTTCTGTACCTCACGCTGACGGCGGATGAGGTGAAGATCTGCGACTCGCACGCATGCCAGTCCGGGGAGCCGATCCCGGTGTGGAATACCCCGCTCTTCTCCGGGCGGCTCTTCTTTCAGGACGGCAACGGCAAGCTCAAGGCGCCGCAGTACGACGGACTCAGCGATCGATACACTCTCTACTACGTGACGGCAGAAGAATGGCAGGAACTTACAGCCTAAAGGACATCAGGGTTTCGATCACGCTAGACAAGGGTGGCGCTAATAATCAATTCGTCTTTCAGGGCTTCGCGACGAACGTCAGCCTCTCGAAGACGGGCGGCGTGGACTTTGCGACGGCCCAGGTCGAGATCTATGGCCTCACGCTTCCGGTCATGGGCCAGCTCACAACGCTTGCCTTCAAGCCCCTGGATCGCCTCTGGAATGCAATCGAGATCGCGGCTGGGGAGCGGGGCAGTGACCTCCCGGTGATCTTCCGCGGGTGCGTGACGGTGGCCTATGCGGACCTCAACGGATCGTCCCCGGTGCTCAAGATCGAGGCGCAGGTTGGCGCCTATCCGCTACTCGAGCCGGCATCTACGGTGAGCATCAAGGGCACTCAGGACGCGGCGACCTTCATCCAGTCGCAAAGCGCGCAAGCGGGCTTTGACTTTCAAAATGACGGCGTGAAGGGGACGCTCTCGGACACGACGATCTACGGCGACCCGATCACGAAGATCAGGACGGCTACCAACGCCATCGGGGCGGATGTCATCTTTGATGACGATAAGACGGTTCTGATCCCGAAGGACGGCGTGCGGCGCGCAGAGGGCGGCATCCCGCTCGTCTCAGCGGCGACTGGCATGATCGGGTATCCGGTCTTCACGAGCCAGGGCATCCAGTGCAAGACCTTCTTCCGGCCGGAGCTCCGCGTAGCCGCGGTCGTGAAGGTCGAGTCGATCGTCCCGCACGCGAGCGGAACGTGGAAGATCACGCAGCTCACGCACACCTTGAGCGCGCACAACCCGGGCTCGAGCACGTGGGAAACTTCTTTTGATGGCATGTGGCAGGGGGACTGATGACAGAAAGAACTCAGCCGCAAGGCGCCTTCGTATCTGGATCTCAGCTGAACGTCCTCGACTTTTTGATTCGGTCGATCGTCAAGGGCATGATAAATACGGCGATTCCGGTGCGAGTTGACGCAATCGAAAGGCCGGGCGATGGATCGGGCGCGGGGTATCTCTCCGCGACGCCTCTCGTGAAAATGCGGAGCGCGTCGGGCGAGGCCCTGGAGCCCGTCTCCATCCCGAAGCTGAGGTGGTTCCGGCTCCAGCATGGGACGGCGGCTCTCATCTGCGACCCGAAGCCGGGCGATGTCGGACTGGCGGTCTTCGCTCAGCAGGACGTCTCGACGCTCACGGGAGGGGCCTCGCCGCAACAGCCGGGGAGCTTCCGATGCTACGACATGAGCGATGGCTTCTACCTCGGGGGCTTCTGGGGGCAGACGCCGACGACTTTCGTGCGCATCGAGGACTCGGGAGATATCACGATCACGGCGCCGGAGACGGTCGTCGTGAACACGAACGCGAAGACGATCAACGCGACGTCGTCCTGCGACATAAACACTCAGCAGGCGACGATCAACACTCCCCAGACACACATCACGGGGAACGTGCAGATCGACGGGAACCTCTCCGTGAAGGGGCACATCTCCGGCTTGTCCGGGCTCTCGGTGAGCGGGGGCGGCGGCGCAAGCGTGACGGGTAGCCTCACGACGACCGGGGACGTTACGGCCGGAGGCATCAGCCTGCAAGGGCACGTGCATACCTGCCCAGACGGCGAGACGGGCACGCCTCACTAGGAGAAAGCATGACGCATACGGCCTACACGGCGGAGCTATCAGACGACTGGGATCTCACGGTGGACGGCAACGGGGATCTTTCGATGATCCGGGGCGCGCAGGCGATCTGTCAGAATGTCTGCAACGAAGGACGCCTCTTCTATCATGACGCGGTCTTCCGATGGGATCAGGGTATAAAGTGGTTTGAGGACCAGATCGCCCAGCCGATTCAGGAGGCCGTCACGACCGAGGATCTGCGCACGGCGGCGTCAAGCGTCCCGGGTGTGCTCACTGTGAACTCGGTGACGCTTAAGAAGCTGGATCCGGCGACAAGAACATTGAGCGCAGAGATCGAAATCACTACAGAAGAGGGCATGAATGGCCGAGCTGAAATTTGATCCACGGTCCGGCGTAGTCGTGCCGACGACCCAAGAGGTCCGCGACGATATCGCGTCTGGCCTGCAGGAGGCTTTCAAGACCAAAGACGGCGATCCCCCGCTGAACGTCGATCCGTCCTCCCCGATGGGGCAGGTCGCGGACATCATCACGACCGAGGCGGCGGCGAAGAACTCCGAAGTGGCCTTTCTGGCGAACCAATTGAACCCGCGCACGGCAACGGGCATCTGGCTCGACGCGCTCGCGGCGCTCTACGGCCTCACGCGGCACGTCTCCGAGCCGACCGTCGTCGTCTGCACCTGCACGGGCCTCCGGGGGACGGTGATCCCATACGGGGCGATCGTGCAGGATACTCAGGGCCATCAGCTCCGGCACAGCGTTGGCGGTGGCGTGACGATCCCGGACTCCGGCTCCGTCGAGACGACCTTTTCGGCCGTCGAGCACGGAGCTATCGAGATCGGACCGGGCACGGTGACGCAGATCGTAACCGTGATAGCGGGCTGGGATAGCGTGACGAACGCCGCCGCGGGCGTCACGGGCCGCGTCGCAGAGCCGGACGGCGAGCTGCTGAATCGCATGATCGAGAGCTATGCAGTCAACGCCAACGGGACCGTAGCGAACGTCCAGGCGAACCTCTCTGAGCTCGACGGCGTCCTCGACTGCGTGGTCCTCGAAAACTACACGAACCAGCCGCAACAGCAGTACGGCATCACCTTGACGGCGCACAGCATCGCGGTATGCATCGTGGGCGGCGACGACGAGGCCATCGCCGAGACGATCTTCCAGCGCAAGAGCGCCGGATGCGGGACGGTCGGAACGACGCAGGTGAACTACGTGGACACGGAGCACTTCAACGCCTCATACACGTACAACATCGTGAGGCCGACGGCGGTTGCTCTCAAGATCCAGGTGACTTTCTTCGCCGATAGTATGGACGCTGAGACTCAGTCGAAGGTCAAGAAAGCGCTCATCTCGGACTTCCTCGGCGAGCTCTCGAATCCGCGCGTGAAGCTGGCGACTACGGTCTACGCGAGCCGCTTCTATCGATGCATCCAGAGCGTCACGGACAGCCCGATCAATCAAATACTCCTCGGACTCAATAACAGGGGGCTGGCGACGTCCATCGATGTGCCCGCGGACGAAAGTCCTACGCTCAGCGAGGAGACCATTTCGCTAGTCTTCGGAGGCCGACATGGCTGATACTCAGACTTGGCAAGACATCCTCGACGTCGATGACGTGCGCGACGAGGCCGACTTCGCGGACATGACGACGGACGCCATTCAGTCTCAGTACGCGCACGCGAAGCGCATCCGTGGCGTCGCGGAGAAGGTTCGGCAGGAGATCGACGCAACACAAGATATGGTGGATTTGCACGGCATGGTCGCGGACATGCAGACCGCGCAGGGCGTCTATCTTGATTGGTGGGGTCAGCGCGTCGGCGTGGACCGGCTTCTGAAAGTCAAGGGCGAGTGGTGCCGCTTCGATGATGATTACTACCGCTTTCTGCTCCTCTATCGAGCGCGATGCAACCTCGCCAACGCAACGGTCTCGACGATGAACAACATGCTGTCGCAACTGACAGATACTCGGGTATTCGTAGTCGACTATCAGAACATGTCGATTCAAAGCATCGTCGTTATCGGCGCCATCAGCGATCTCCAAGCGCAGATCCTTCAAACCTACGGACTGCTGAACCGACCCGCTGGCGTGCTGACGAACTTTCTTATCATTTACCCGGACGAGAAGATCTTCGGCTTCGCCGGGCAGGATCTGCAACCCTTTGACTTTGGGGTATTTAACCCCGGGCGAACGATTGAAACGTGATTCACTCAGCGCGAAGCCACGTAGCGAGAAAAAAGCAAACCCCGCAAGGTTCGCGGCCTTAGCGGGGTTTTTCTTGACCACCTTCTGGACAGGTGCTCAATGGAACCAATTTTAGAGCTAGTGAGGGCCCCCTATATGGCTCAAGAACTACCTTTCTCGATATACGTTATCGCTTATGCGGTGGCGATCTTGGTAACCGCAAAGGCGGTTAGGGCTATCAAAGAGCTTTGGAAAAAGTAAACCCCACAGGTGTAGCGGCCTGCGGGGTTGTTTGTACCTCAACTCACCTGAGGACATATGGATATTTTACCTTCATTTGACTTGGTGAGACTTATGACGACGCCTGATCTTCCGCTCTACGGTCAGCTTTTCGCCTATGGCATCGGGCTTGCCGGAATCGGTATCGGCCTCAAACAAATAGTCGGAGCTATCTCGCAGATTCTTGAGTGGTTTCGGAAATAGCAAACCCCGCAGGGAGTGACGGTCTTGCGGGGTTTTTCGTATCTGATGAAGAGGATCAGACATGAAGATTTTACTGGAGATCAATCGGGAGGTGCGGATGTTGCTGAGCGAAAAGAATCTGCCGGCTCATGGCAAGGCGGCCGCTTGGGTGCTTGTCGCTTTGGTCGCGGCTGTAGCCTTTGCCATTGTGTGCTTTGGAATTAGCTTGCTGAAATAGCAAACCCCGCTGACGTGCAGGCCAAGCGGGGCTTTTATTGATCACCTTCACTGCGGGCGATCCATAGAAACAATTTTACTTCAGGTAATTGGCGTGCTGATTTTGTGCGGCATTGCCGGTTTTACGGCTTTGACTGCTGGTCTTGCCGTTCTCGTTTGGAAGAGAGTGTTCAAAGAATGAGCAAATATCCACCTCATCTTTTGTCGTGCCCAATTGCCCAAAACGGCGACAAGGCCGCAGTCCCTGTGACGGCTCAGGAAGCCGGTGCGGGGCGACTCAGTCAAGAAGAAGGCTGGGGGGCATGGAACTCCCGCCCTATCGGTGAGGGCGGCATCCCGCCGAAACGCGAAGACTTTAACTCCGTACTGAATTTGCTTTCGTCCTTTTTGGTTTACTACCAGCAAGGCGGGGTCATGAAGTACTCCGCCTCACTTGACTATGAGCCGGGCAATGAAATCTTCTCCGCCACGGGTACGAAGTGCCGGTGCCTCGTAGCGAACGGCCCCAACACCGCAAAGGGTGTAGTCGCTCCCGGATCGGATAAGACTGTATGGAAGAACCTTGATGCGCCATCCGTTATCGCCGGTCAGATCACGCCTTTCTACAACTGTCGGCTCGGCGGCTCTGACGGTCGCCGCCTGATCCCGTGGGGCGAGAGCGTCGCCGACGAGCGGTACGTACTTTGCGACGGCGGCACAGACGGCTTGGGCGGGAACGTCCCGAACCTGATGGATAAGTTCCTCCTGCCGAGCACGGTCGCGCAGGCGGGACAGACGGGAGGTAGCCTCAACCTCTCGATCCCGGGCGTGACCGTCAACGGCACGGTCGGGGAGACGGTGCTTACGGTCGAGCAGATGCCCGCGCACACGCACACAGGCAGTTCATCGACTGCGGGCGCGCATACGCACACTCGCGGCACGATGGAGATTACAGGCGCGATCCCCGTGGACGATCACAAGATCCGCTATGTCGAGGGGGCCTTTTATCAAAACGGGAACTATTCCAACTGCGACAACCGCGACTCAGAACGCGACTCTCCTCGCGCGTCCTTTGCGGCTTCGAGAACGTGGTCCGGGGAAACGTCGTCTGGCGGCTCGCACTCGCACACGATGAATCTAAACTCGACCGGTGGCGGGCAGGGGCATACGCACACAATCACGAGCTCATCCGAAGCGCAGACGCTCACGCTAGACCGTCCGCCTTTCTATCGTCTCGCTTATTTTGTCAAACTGCCGGAGTAGTAAGGCATGGCATCAAAAGAATTTCATTTCCATTACGTCAAAACGCCGACCGGAGCAATAAGTGGGCAGTCTGTCCTTACGCAGACAGAGGACGCGATCAATGACCTCGGCGACTATATGTTCGAGGCTACGGGCGACGCGACCGAGGCGTTGAATAAGGCTACTGAAGCGCTCAACACGGCGAATACGGCTCAGCAAAATGCGGCCGAGGCGCTCTCTACTGCGAATTCTGCGATTGGTAAGGTCAACACCTTAACCGCGACCGTCAATTCGTTTGATGGTCGCATCAAAAAGGCTGAGAGCAACGCGGCTAATGCCGTCACTGCGGCGACTGAGGCATCTAATAATGCCTCTCAGGCAGTCACAACGGCCAATTCTGCGCTTAATACGGCTCAGCAGGCCGTCACGACGGCCAATGCCGCGAAGACGATGGCTCAGAATGCAAGCACTGCGGCTACTCAGGCCGTGGGCACGGCCGGCGCGGCGAATGCGACGGCGGAAGAGGCGAAGAAGATTGCTCGGCAGGCCGTGACCGACACGGACGGCATCCGCGAAGAAATCAATCAGAACATGGCCGTGATGACCCAAAAGGTAACCGAGGCCACGACGCAAGCGCAGAACTCCGCGTCCTCCGCCGCCCAATCACAGGCCAATAGTGACCTTTCTAAGCGGTGGGCGACATGGACGACGGGCGTAGAGACCGAAGGCGGCACGGACTACACCGTCGCCGATGACGGCTATTCGTCCAAGTGGAATGCTCAGCTCGCTCAGGCATGGGCGGTGAAGACTGACGGCAAGGTGACGGAAAACAACCTGCCCGATGGAGCTGAGATCGACTACTCGGCAAAGTACTACGCGCAGCAGGCGCAGACGTCGGCCACTTCCGCATCCGGCTCTGCTACAGCTGCCGCCGAGTCTCAGACCGCGGCCGCTTCAAGCGCGACGAGCGCGGAAGGATCGGCCACAGCGGCGTCGGAATCGGCCTCTGCCGCGTCCAGCTCTGCAACGGCGGCGCAAAGCTCTGCAACTGCCGCGCAGAACGCACAGACGGCGGCGGAGACGGCGAGGGATCAGGCTCAGGATGCGGCGGCGAAGAATGCGCACGCCGTGCTGTACGACGCGCAGACCCTGAGCACTCAGCAGCAGACGCAAGTGCGGACGAACATCAACGCGCTGGGGAAGACAGAGAAGGCGGCGAGCGCGACGAGCGCGGATTCGGTGCTGTGGACGGGCGTGCAGAACCCTCCCGATTTCCTGCCGACCTCTGAGCTTGAGCAAGCCCTTTCCGAGCTGATTGTGGAATTCGGCGGCACGGTGCCGCAGTAAGGAGGAAGCGTGAAAACGTTATCTGAAGTGAAGGCCGAGTATCTGAATGAGGCCATGGCCTCGCCTGTGGGCGGCTTTGTGGTGATGGATCGCAATGGCAAAGTGGCGGCGCACTCTAATAGTTCGTTTGTCCATTGCTTCGTTGATCCGCTCGATCTTGAGTGGGCTCGTGCCAATGGGTATGAGTGCAAGGACGAAGAGATTGATGGTCGTGTGCTGACGTGGGTGACTGCGAAGGAACGTCCGGGTGAACTCTTCCGCTCTGCTGATGGCGGTTACTACGCCGCCGCTTCTCTGCCCGAGAATGACGACACGTTTGTCACCGAGCGATATGCAGCCGAAGTTCGAGCCGAGCGCAATGCTCGCCTCTCTGACACGGACGACTACATCAAGATGCAGGACATGACGGTCAAGAAGTCTGCGAAGGCTTCTCGTGAGGCTCTGACTGATGAGGAGCGTGCAGACGTGCTGGCGTATCGTGAGGCTCTTCGTGACCTGCCGACGGTCGCGGGCTTTCCTTTCGTCGAGTATCCGACGATTCCCGCTTGCATCGCATATGAGTGCGGCCAGAAGGCTGATGCTCGTGCCGCGCAGGCAACCATGTACAGGGGGTTCTGATGGCAACTGTGAAGGACTTGCTCAGGGCGGAGACGCTTCGGCTTGGTTCTGTTGCTCCTGTAGCAGGTGGTAATGCGGTCGACCTGATAGGGGTCGCAAAAGCAGGAACGGTTAAGTACGTGCTTCCTGAAACTGGCTACGTTGGCTTGTGTGCTCGTACTCCGCTGAATGTTTGGACGGGGCTTGAATGCAACGGTCTGGCTGCACAGAGTCGAAGCAATGCCGGCGAATCATTCTCGACTTTGTATATCTACGGAAGAAAGGGGGATAGCGTGAACATCACCGTAGAATCTACTGACGCGGTCGGTTGGCTGCGGTTCGTTAAAGCTATCGGGGGGGGGGGTTAACTGCCCTACTCTCTCAGCTATTTTCGAGAAAGGAGGTGGTCTATGCCTGCGCTTAAAGACTGCCTCCGAAACTTCGGTAAAGCAAGCAGCAGACTGGCTTTCCCATCTGCACAACGCACCGTCGTCATCGAGACTGTCGGCCCATCGACAGTCGAAGGGACTCACCAATACATCGCGCCCGCAGACGGCTATGTCACCGTATGGGCTGAGGGCTCCGCTAGCGTTACGGTGGAGCTCCGTATCGATTACTCCTTACAGCAGCTTTCATCGAACGCCGCCGCCTCGTGGGGGAAAGCGACGATACCTTGTACCCGTGGCCAGAAGCTTTACTACGCATTTTGGGGGGGCGGGTTCAAGCGAGGGGAGGCCTACTTCGTTCCTTCTCTCGGTAGCCAGTAACAACGCTCGCATGGAGGTAGCGGCATGAGTATCAAGGATCAACTTCGTGCCGCTATCTTGAGCGGTGGTGCAACTGGCGCGTCTCCGAGCGGAGAGGCCGTCTCGATAAACTGCAAGGGCACGAAAGGCGAAAAAGTAGCATGCTATGGGGCGCGGTTGACCAACATAACAATTGAGATGCTTAAGCTTGTAGGGGGGCTAAAAGCCCTGTGGCACAGCTCTTTTGGAGGGTTGTGCCATGCTTAAGAAACTGCTTAGCTCGTGTCTTGACGCCTATCGCGGATCGCACAAGAGCGTCGTCGCAGGGCGCTTTATTGCAACAGATCTCTCCTTCCCGACGGGATATGAGAACGCCAATGCAAATAGTTACGTCCCTCCGAGCGACGGCGTGTTCGTTATTCAGTGTGAACCCGCTGAAGGCTACGCCTACTACAACCTCACGGTTCGACGAGATCTGCTCGACTGTGGGTTCGTTGGGAGCTACGGGCAGACGTGGCCGGTTCTTGAGACTCCTTGCCGAAAGGGCGAAACGATTCACTGGTACACATGGATTGATGGAGCCGCTCAGAACATTAAGGCGCACATCCGCTTTTACCCATACATCGGCTCTTAACGTTTGCTTCGGAGGTGCTTCTTATGAATAAGGATCTCCTCCGAGCATTCGGCAAGGCATCGGCAATGAACGCCTTCCCGTCCAGTCAAAAGATCGATATCCCTGTTGTCGCCGAGCAATGGTGGAACGAGTACGTTGCTCCTGCTGATGGGTTTGTTTTCGTTAGTGGCGAGACTCACGCGGGTGAGGCGGGCGGGGGTGTGGCAGAGGTGTCGTGTACGACTGGCTCTACTTCGGTTCACTCATACGGCATAGCAAAAGTGACGGTCCCCGTAAGAAAAGGAGAAACCGTACAAATAGCGGCGAAGGGTGAACTGGGTGTCTACGCAGGCTTCATTCCTGCGAAGGCGAGCACGTAGCCCATCTACAAACAAATCAACAACGACTCCCTCGGGTGAAAGCTCGGGGGAGCTTTTTGTGTGCGCGTGTGAGTTCTGATGTGCGAGATACTGGGTTTGCACAAGGGGAGGAAGCTCTTTTCGAGCCGACGCTTCGTGCAATTTGAATGGAGGATTTGCCATGGGTGAATTCGCAAGCAAGGGTGTCGCAGGAAGCGGCCTTGGACTCGGTATCGCCGGTACTGCTTTGGGGCTTCTCAACGCCAACGGGAACGGTGGCGGCCTTCTCGGCGGTCTGTTGGGCGGCGGTTGTCAGAACGCTCAGCTTGGCCAGGCGCTTAACGCTCTCGCCGAAAAGGACGCAAAGATCGCGGAACTGACGGCCATGCGCTACAGCGACAATCAGGACGCGGCAGTCTACAAGCAGACGCTTGCTGACAACAAGACGCTTCGAGACGAGATGTATGCCTACATCACGCCAATTGCGCAGGAGTCCGCGGCCAATCGCGAACGCGTGGCGGTGCTCGAAGCACAGCAGAAGTGCGAAGCTGAAAAGGCTCAGCTGCGCGACGCGATTGAAAAGGCGAAGACGAAAGAGGAGCTGGGAAAGATCGTCATCGCCTTCCATCCGGTTGACTTCTCTACGAAGTGATGCGGCGCTATCTGAAGCAGGTGCTCATCGCCTTTGATCAGCTCATCAACGCTCTCCTGGGCGGGTGGGCTGATGAGAGCCTCTCTGCGCACGCATGGCGACAGCACCTAGAAGGGAAACGAAATTGGCCGTATTTGCTCATCGATGCGATCTTGTTCTTCGATGGCAATCATTGCCGGACGAGCTATGAGAGTGAGCTAGAGCGGACCCAACTGCCGCCCAGCATGCGGGGCTAGGTATAATCGCCGCCAGCATGAAGCAAGGACGCGGCGCATAGCCTGTTCCTGCCTATCCACACCTACCGACGGCCGAGGCAAGGAATTCCCGGCGTATCGCCGGAGGATAGGCCCCCGCTAGGGGTGTAGAAGCGACAAAGCCCAGTGCGCTAACACCGGGCTGAGTCAATGATGCAAGGGGTGGTTATGCATGCCTTCACTCTTGCTTCGTGTCAGATTATGCCACACGACATCGTTGTGGTGACGGGCGACATCAATATTGATGGGCTCGTCATTGCCGTCATTATTGCGGCGTGGCTGATCGGCAAGAGGCGTTAAGCCGCAGGGGTCGTTCTTCTTCGGGAGTTCGGCCCCTCTTGCTATCTGTCTGCTCAGGCCCGCCAATGCGCGGGCTTTTTTTATGGGTGAATTGATGCTCTATGTGAAATGGATATGTCTGTTGCCGCTGAGCTTCGTCATGGCGGTCGTTGGGGGGCTGGTCCCGGCCGTCCCTTCCGTAAG